ATGTGTTGTACAAGTGCGCGGCCAGCCGTCCCGGCGTGGCGTCCAAGACGAATGAGGAAGAGGTCGAAGTCCAGACGGAGACCCTTACTGTTAAGGCGACCCCGATGGCCAACGGCATCGTGAAAGCGAAGACCGGGGATGACACGACCGACTTTGTGTATCAGAACTGGTACACGGCAGTATATCTCCCGGCATCGGTTGTGCCGGCCGCAGATCCTGAGGGCTGAGGAGGATTCAAAGCATGAGCATGACAAAAGTGATCCGGATTGATGGGAAACAGGTGCCTTTTAAGGCATCTGCCGCCATTCCCAGACTCTACCGCGTCAAATACGGTCGGGACATTTTCAAAGACCTTATGACGCTGGAAAAGGAGCTGAACGAGAACAAGGAAGAAAACAGCGGCCTTGATGTATTCTCGCTGGAGACCTTTGAAAACATCGCCTATCTAATGGCGAAGCACGCCGACCCGTCTCTGCCGGATACGGCGGAGGGGTGGCTGGATGAATTCAGTGTGTTCTCAATCTATCAGGTACTCCCGGAGATCATCGAGCTCTGGGGTCTGAACGTGCAGACACAGTCGGTGTCTAAAAAAAACGACCTGCCACAGAGCGGAGCCTGACAACTCCGCTCTTTTTGCTCCGCTGCGTTGAGCTGGGTATATCCATCCGGGATCTGGATCTTCTCACGGTCGGTGTCGTTCAGGACATGTTTATAGAAAAAGAGAACGATGATTATGACTACGCTCAGGTGGCTACGCAGGAGCAGATGGATCGATTCTAACCATAATGAAGGGAGGTTCAAGTCTTGGCCGGTGGAAGAATAAAAGGCATAACAATTGAAATCGGCGGCGATACTACCAAGCTCGAATCCGCCCTCAAAAATGTCAACAGGGAGATCAAAGATACCGAATCTAAACTGAAGGATGTCAACAAGCTCCTGAAAATGGATCCCGGCAATTCAGATCTTCTTGCACAGAAATATAAAACCCTGCAGCAGGAGATCAGTGCCACAAAGGACAAGCTCACAACACTGAAGGAAGCGTCAAAGCAGGCTGACCAGGCGCTTAAGGATGGATCGATCTCAAAGGATCAGTATGATGCCCTGCAGCGCGAGATTGCCGAGACAGAGCAGAGCCTGAAAAGTCTGGAACAGGAGTATAAGAATTTCGGCTCCGTCCAGGCGCAGCAGGTCGCCGCTGCAGGGGAAAAAATGAAGGAGTTCGGCGGTAAGATTGAGAGTGTCGGTAAGGGCCTTACCACGCATGTCACCCTGCCGCTTGCCGCCGTCGGCACAGCCGGTGTAAAAAACTTCGCCGAGGTCGACAAGACCATGCAGCTCACCAATAAGACGATGGGCAATACCGCTGAACAGGCGGAGCTGCTGGACAGGGCTATGAAGGAGGCGGCGGCAAACTCGACTTTCGGCATGGGTGACGCCGCAAACGCGACACTCAACTTTGCACGCGCTGGTCTTAATGCTGAACAGGCTGCTGCCGCTCTTGCTCCCGCCATGAATCTGGCAGCCGGTGAGGGCGGCAATCTGGACACAGTATCTGCAGGCCTCGTCGCTACAATTAACGGCTTTCACGGGAGCTTCGATGAAGCGGGGTATTACGCTGATGTGTTTGCCGCCGCCTGCAACAATTCTGCCCTGGATGTGGACAGCCTATCGGGTGCCATGTCCGTAGCCGCGCCGATCTTCGCCGCCGCAGGCTATACGGTCAACGACGCTGCCCTGTACATGGGCGTCATGGCGAACAACGGCATTGAAGCGGACAAAGCAGCAAACTCCCTGAAGACCGGCCTTGCCCGTCTGGTAGCTCCCGCCAAGGAAGGCGCGGAAAAGATGGCGGAGCTTGGTATCTCTGTTACCAATACAGACGGCACGATGAAGGACTCCGTCACGATCCAGCGCGAGCTGCATGATGCTTTCGGAAGGCTGTCCGAGTCGGAGCAGATCGCCGCCGCGTCCGCAATCTTCGGCAAGAACCAGATGGCGCCGTGGCTGGCCCTGATCAACACAGCTCCTGAGGATGTCGGGAAGCTGGATGAATCTCTTCGATCCTGCGCCGGCACCACGGATGAAATGGCGCAGGCCATGATGAGCGGCTTCGGCGGTTCCATCGAGAAACTGAAAAGCTCTATCGATGTTCTTGTGACATCAATTGGTCAGGCGCTGGCGCCGACCATTCAAAAGGTCATTGATTTCATTCAAGGCCTTGTAGATAAATACAACGAGCTGTCTCCGGCACAGCAGGAAACGGTCGTCAAAATTGGCCTCATCGTTGCAGCAATGGGGCCGCTGCTCATTATAGTCGGCAAGCTGATCTCAGCCATCGGTTCCATCATGACCTTTGCCCCACAGATCGTATCAGGGGTGCAAAGTATCATGGGTATCGGCAGCACCCTTATGGGCGGGCTGCAATCACTGTGGGCGACGCTGCTTGCAAATCCCATCACACTGATCATCGCGGCAATCGCCCTGCTTGTTGCCGCCTTCAAGCACCTTTGGGACACGAATGAGGAATTCAGAAATGCGATCACGGCGATCTGGGAGAGTATCGTCAACAAAATCCAGGAATTCTGTCAGGGCATCGTAGACCGACTGAATGCGCTGGGCTTCGATTTTTCCTCAATCGTTGACGTGCTGAAGGCCATCTGGGACGGATTCTGTCAGTTCCTCGCGCCTGTTTTTGAGGCAGCTTTTTCTGTGATTTCCACAGTTCTCAGTAGCGTCCTCGACATTATCACCGGCCTGCTGGACGTTTTCATCGGCCTTTTTAACGGGAACTGGTCGCAGCTTTGGACGGGCGTGACGGAAATCTTCTCCGGCGTTTGGACGGGAATTACCGGCCTGCTGGATACGTCGCTGAATTTGCTCGTTTCTCTTGCCGACACGATTCTTGGCATATTCGGAACCAGTTGGGAGGAAGTCTGGACGGGCGTAAAAACTGTTTTTGAGACGGTTTGGAATGGAATCTCGGCTTTTTTTACAGAAACTATACCTCAAACGTTCAACTCGTTCGTTGAATTCTTCCGTGGCGTTTGGGACGGTGTGAAGAAATTCTTCTCAGGTGTTTGGCAGAGCATGACGGAAATCGCCTCTACAGCATGGGAGACAATCCAAAACGTGGTGACCGTGGCTGTCATGGCAATAGCCGAATTCTTCAATGCGGCATACGAAATCATCTCCTTGCCCTTCCAGTTCATATGGGAGAATTGTAAGGAAATCATCACCACGGCGTGGGAAGCCATAAAGGAGACCGTTACGGCGGCGCTGGAAGCAGTTATGACCGGAATTACAGCCGGATGGGAAGCAATATCCACCATGACAGCGGCAGCGTGGGAAGCCGTAAAAACAGTTGTGACGACGGCATGGACGTCGATCCAGGAAGTTGTGAGCACAATCCTTTCGACGATCGGCTCGGCGGTGAGCGCAGCATGGGAAGCCATTCAGTCGGCGACCGCGTCTGCGTGGGAGGCTGTGAGCTCGGCAACTTCGGCGGCATGGGAAGCGATAAAATCCGTAATTGAAACCGTCATATCTGCGGTGGGCGCGGCGGTATCTGCCGGGTGGACGGCGGTGCAGACAACCACCACGACCGTTTTTGAAGCTGTGAGAACGGCGGCATCTACAGCATGGACGGCAATCCAGACGAAGATCACGAGTGTGATCAGCTCCCTACAGTCGAGCATTTCTTCCGGACTCGAAGCTATCCGCTCAACGGCGACGAACATTCTCGAAGGAATCAGATCCGCGTTTACTACGGTATTTGAAAATATCCGCTCCTTCGTCTCGGGCGTCGTAGACTGGCTCAAAGGAATCTTCAACTTCGAGTGGAGCCTGCCGCATATAAAGATGCCGCATTTCTCCATCTCCGGCTCGTTCAGCCTTAACCCGCCTTCCGTCCCGCATTTCAGTGTGGACTGGTACCGAAAGGCCATGAATAACGGCATGATCCTGAACAGCCCTACAATCTTCGGGGCCTCCGGAAACCACCTGCTCGGCGGTGGTGAAGCGGGACCGGAGGCAGTCGTAGGCGTATCTTCCCTGATGGATATGATCCAGAAAGCGGTCAGCAGCACGCAGACGTCGGATACAGGAGATATTACAATCCCGATCTACATTGGCGGCAACCTGATCGATGAAATGATCGTGACGGCGCAGCAGCGGCGTGCGCTGCGGTCAGGAGGGCGGGCATGACATTTCAAACTTATCTGAGAATCAATGGTGTGG